ATGTAGTAATTGTGGTGCAAGTTCTAGGAAAAGATTAGGTTCGGCTAACATAAAACAAAAAAGACATTTACTAATATCAACAAAATGATACCTAAAAAATTTAACAAAATGAGTATTCAAGAGCAGGAAGTTTTTCTTGTAAACAAATTAAAGGAATTATACGTCAGAGAGAAAATTTATAGGAAAGCACTTGCACAGGTTAGGAGTAATGTTAAAGTAGAGGTTAAAGAAATAGATAGACCAGACGAAGCAATATTAAAAAGTGAGGATTAAAGTAAAATATCGTAAACTAGGCAAAGAAAAAGTATGGGGTTTTGCTCATTCTGATCAGTTGATTGAATTGGACAATCGGCTTAAAGGAAAAAAGCATTTAGAAATTCTTATACATGAATGTTTACATATTTTATATCCAAAAGCAGAAGAAGAAGAAATAGTAAAAAAAAGTGTAATTTTGTGTAATACTATCTGGCATGAAAAATACAGAAGGGTAGAGGATAATAACGATGAACCTTTGCAGGATGGCTCACTATGAAAAAGCATACTAAAATATATATGGAATACTTTGGATATTGCAAAGAAGATTTTTGCAGTTGTGAAGTTTGCGGTAGACGTGGAGTAGATGTTCACCATATAGATTGCAGAGGTATGGGAGGAAGCAAAGAAAAAGACACAATAGAAAACTTAATGTTAGTATGCAGGGAGTGTCATTTAAAATACGGAGACAAGAAAGACTATATAGACTTCTTGAAAGAGAAGCATTTTGAATTTATGGATAACTATGGCAAGTTCTACTAACTATATTCATCCTACTGCTATTATCTATCCTAACGTAGTTCTAGGAGAAAATAATTATATAGGTGCATATTGTATAATAGGATCACCTGCAGAGCATAAAACAAACTGGGGTAAGACTAATGATATAGTGGTTATAGGGGATAACAATGTAATTACAGGACTAGTGACTATTGACGGAGGTATGGAGAATATTACCTACATAGGAAATAGGAACTTTTTTATGAAGGGAGTTCATATTGGACACGATTGCCATGTTTGGGATGACGTTATTATAAGTTGTGGGGCAAAGGTCGGAGGTCATTGTTATGTAATGGAAAAAGTAAATATAGGACTAAACGCAGTAATTCATCAAAGACAAACAATAGCAGAGGGATGTATGATAGGCATGGGTTCTGTAATAACTAAAAAGCTAATAACTAAACCTTATTCTAAATACGCTGGTAACCCAGCTAAATATATAGGAAGTAATGAAGGCAGCAATAGTCCTACTAGATTATCTTAGACACGAGCATACTGCACAAGCGGTAGCTAGTTTTCCATTAGGAAATTATCCTTATGATATGTTTACTATTAATAAGAAAGGAATAGCTGCAGCACTAAATGAAGGGATAAGAAAAACAAAAGATTATGACATTGTAGCTTTTTGTGGGAATGATATAGTAATGCCTAACAACTGGCTTCTAATAGCAGTAGAGCATATTCAAGCAATACCAGAAACAGGAATGTGCGGAATATATTGCGTAGAGCAACTACCAAAAACAGAAGTAATAAACGGAATAGAAGTGCATCCAACATGGGCAACATTCGGAAATGTTATAATACCTAGAAAAGCAATAGACACTGTAGGATATTTTAATGAAGCCTACGACCCTTATGGGATGCAGGATAGTGATTACGGACTAAGACTAACCCAACTAGGATTTAAATCTTACTATATAAAAGGTTTACAAAGCCAACATATAGGTCATGATGTAGGAGAGCAGACAGATTACAGAAAAATGAAAGATGAAGGTTTAAATAAAGCTGGTGAAATATGGGCATATTATACAAACATATATCAAGAATTAAATAACTATACAATTTTTTACGATGAGTACTGCAGGTAGACCTACAAAATACGATCCGAAATACTGTCAAATGCTTATAGATCATATGTCAGAAGGCTATTCTTTTGAATCATTTGGTGGTATTATTGAAGTCTCGGAAAAGACTTTATACAACTGGGAGAAAGAATATGATGAATTTTTACACTCCAAGAGTATAGGAACACAGAAATCAATGATATGGTGGGAAACAGTAGGAAGACGAGGAATGATGAACGAGATACCTTTCTTTAATGATAGGATATGGAGATTGAACATGATTAACAGATTTAGAAGTAAATGGAGTGATGGTACAAAAAATGAAAATAACGATAAAGTAAAAACTGAAATAGTTGTTAGATACGAAGGAGATACAGATAATACTGAAGAAACCGCATGATGCTCAAAAACAAGTCTTAAATAGTAAGGCTAGATTTATCGTATTGATGTGTGGAAGGCGATGGGGGAAATCTCTTATTTGTCAGAATATTTCTATTAAAGATGCTTTAAAAGGTAGGTTGGTAGCATATATTACTCCAACTTATCAATTAGCTAAAGTGTTCTTTGAGGATATGAGTAAAATTATTCCTACAGAGATTGCAACAATGAATAAATCGGATTTAACTTTTCACTTTGTTACTGGTGGAGTAATTAGATTTTTTACAGGTGAGAAACTAGACAATCTAAGAGGTCAGAAATTTCATAGGGCAATACTAGACGAAGCGCCTTATATAAAAAATCTAGAGCATGGTTGGTTAAATTCAATAAGACCAACTCTAACGGACTTCAAAGGATCTGCTATTTTTGTATCTACACCTAGAGGTAAAGATTATTTTTATAGTTTAACTATGAAAAATGGAGAAGACGGTTGGGAGTCTTTTAAATTTACCACATACGATAATCCATTTATAGATAGAGGAGAAATAGATGAAGCTAGAAGACAGTTACCTGTAGCGGTATTCGAGCAGGAGTACCTAGCTAATCCAATGGAGAACGCTGCTAATCCGTTTGGCTCTGAAAACATTAAGGCTTGTATCAAACCACTAAGCAATCAAGAGCCTGTATGCTTTGGGATTGACCTTGCTAAGAGTTATGACTGGAGTGTTATAATAGGACTAGATGTAGGAGGAAATGTTTGCTACCTAGACAGATTTCAAAAGGACTGGCACACAACTAAACAAGCTATTTTAAAGCTACCTAGAAAACCTATCTTGCTAGATAGTACAGGAGTAGGCGACCCAATATTTGAGGAGTTACAAAGGGCAGGTTTAATGGTTGATGGTTTAAAGTTTACTTCTAATTCTAAACAGCAGCTAATGGTCGGACTACAGAACGCTATACATAGTAAAAGCATAGGTTACCCAGATGGGGTAATAGTTAACGAGTTAGATATATTTGAATATCAGTTTACTGCTAATGGGGTTAAGTACTCTGCTCCTTCGGGTTTTCATGATGATTGTGTAATGGCTCTTGCTTTATCATGGCAGAATTGGCAAAGTAGAATGGGTAAAGGTGTTTATTCATTCCTATAAATTATATTTATATTTACTTTAATTATTATAAAAAACTTTTATAAAAAAAAGTTTAATAAATGTATATTTATATTAAAAAAAGGTTTATCTTTGATATATCAATAACGATTAAACCAAACACAATGAAACTAAAAGATTTTACAAATGATGTTCTTGAAAATTTAGGTGCAGATGTAATGATTAAAATTTGCGACTATTCTTTAGGTTACAACAGGTCTATTAAAAGAATGTGCAAAATAAATAAAAATTCATCAGATGTACTTATGAGTTTATTTATTTTTGATTGGACAAATGAAGGACAAGAGTATTGGGAAGAAATGAAAAACAAATTAAAAAATTAACAAACAAAGGGGTGCAGCATCCTAACAACTGCGTAACATTATGACAAACCTAGAAACATTTATCCAAAAGAATCCGATTAAAGTTTTTGTTATCATTATCATTATTTGTATATTAGCAGACAATTTATAAACCACTAAATAAAAACACAATGAGAATTCAATTAATCAAAGAAGTAAATGACAGAGGAGAAACTTGGTACTGCATAGAGAAAGATGGCAGGTACATACCAAGCACATTAACAAGAAAGTTTGAGGAAGCAGTAGAAACTTACAATAAGGTTATAGCTGCAGACCCTACTAGAGAAGTTATTATGGAAACCGAAATTGATTACTAATGCAACACGTAATACAAAACTTTGACCTAGACTGTTTTATTGAAGCAGAACTAGCTTTTGAAATAACTACTTTAAGGCAAGAAGAATGTCATGGCTACCACTACTTTGACGATTCACATTGCGAGATTGAGAAGTTCAAAGTACAAATAGATGTAGGAGGTATGCTAATAGATATAACCGATAGACTTACTCCAGAGGAGCTAAAAGTTATTGAGAAGCAGATAGAACCCGACTTTGATATAGACTAAAACAATAAATATGATAGGAGCATTACTAAAAGAAAACAGACAGAAAAAAAACCTAACTCAAAAGCAGTTAGGAGAGAAAGCAGGTATAAGTTTTGTAGCAGTTAACAGAATAGAAAGAGGTGCTCAACCTAGACTATCTGTAGCTAACAAATTATTTAACGCTATGGACTTAGACTTGAAATTTGAAGCAGTTAACAAATTGGGTGTTTCATAGGTAACCGCCCTGCCTTTCTAGGTGGGGCTTAATTTTTTATTATGACACAACAAACAGCAGTAGAATGGTTGATAGATAGATTACTAGATGGCTCATTAAGATTTGAAGAAACAAAGATGGGATTTTTAATTTCAATGGATAATGATGAAATTGAACAAGCAAAAGCAATGGAGAGGGAGCAGATAATTAATGCTTATGGCGATGGTCAAGAGAATGGGATAAACTGTCAGAAAAAATTATTTAATGGTGATGACTGCAATATAATTACTGCACTAGAATACTACAACGAAACCTATAACAAATGACTTGGAACGATATTAACCTTTATCAATATCAGCAAATTATTGAGGCTAACAAGATTGAGCATCCTTTAGATAGGATAGATAGACTTATAGCTATTGTAAATAACTGGACTGCTAATCAAGTAAACGATTTGTCAGTAGAACGTTATAACGAGGAAGTAAAGCGGTTAGCCTTTCTAGATACCGAGCCAGACGGAAAGCCAGTTAAGTTTATAGATGTAAACGGCAAAAGGTACAAGTGCATTTATGACGTTAGAAAGATGCCTAGTGCTAGGTATATTGAAAGCAAAGTATTCCAGACTGACCTAATACCTAACCTACACAAACTAGCTGCTAGTATGGTAGTGCCTATGAAGAAAACGTTATGGGGTTGGAAGGAATCTGACTATGATAGTATCATGCACCCAGTATACGCAGAGGATATGCTAGAAGCTAAATTTAAAGACATATATCATAGCATTGTTTTTTTTTATCATGTTTACAGAATTTGGATAGAGGTTTCAAAGGGCTATTTGAAAACCCAACTGGAGATGCAGGGAGTGAGTCAGTCGGAAAAGGCTCTAGCCGATTTGTTGAGTATTATGGATGGCATTATAGCACCACACAAGTTGCAGAATACTATCGTATCACGCTTAACGAAGCATATCAATTACCAGCCATAGAGTATTTAAACGCATTGTCCTATTTGAAAGCCTATAGGGATTATCTAAGATAATCTCTTTTTTTTTAGGCATTTATAGGAGTGAACAGAGCACAAGCACAATTCATTAAAGACGACTTTCTTAGAAGGTTAGGCGGTCAATTTCAGAAAGTTGATACGGCTACTTTTCCTATTTTAGAACAGATACTTTTTCAAGCAGGTCTAGACTTTAATGAAACCATCCGTAAGAATCTAGAGAAGGCTCGTGCTATTAGCACTGGTGCTTTGGTTGATACTGGAGTACCAAATGTAACCGAAAATCAAGGTACGTTTACTTTAAACATAGGTTATCCTCTAGGCTCTAAGCAGTTAGAATATTACGATTTTGTCAATAAGGGGGTAGCTGGTGTAGGTGGAAAGAATGCTAAGCCTAAAAAGAACTCTGGGGACTATAGGTTCAAGTCTAAATTCCCAAATAGGAGAATGGCTGCCTCTATTTATTCATGGCTTAATAAGGCTAGGAAATCGGTTAGAACGGATAGGGTAGACTTGTCTGGAGTACAGAAAAAAAGAAGAAAACTAGCCACTACATTAGACGAGGCAACCAATAAGAAAAGGTTAGCTTATGCTATTTCTACTGCCATCAAAAGAGATGGTATTAAAGCTACCTATTATTTTGACAGAGCAATTACAGAAAACTTTACTAAGGATTTTAAAGACGCTTTGAGTGTTGCTCTAGGCGGTGATATTATTTTACAAATTAGACAATATGGCAATAACAATAGTAACTAGTCCTCCTGCGGATAGTTGTTTAAATGACGATATATGGGTAACTGCTAGTTCTACTAATGCAGGTACAACAAACTTTAAGTTCGTGTTTGATATTGTAGTGGGAGGGACAACTGTATCTAGGTCAAAAGTATTCCCTAACCCTTCAGATACTTATGGTTATTTTAATACTGCTCCTATTGTTAGGAATTATATTACCAATTATTTTGAGCCTTCTGGTTCATCTATCTTGGTTGAATCTAACGACAAGTGGGCAGTAGCCTATCAGCTACAAATAAGGGAAGAAGTAAGTG